ACGGCAAGGGTCACAGGTTCGATCCCTGTACCGCCCACCAAATAAAACCTTGATTTTTCAAGTGTTGTGAAGAAGCCGGCCTAGCGCCGGCTTTTTCGTAAGTGCAGAGTAAGTGCAGCTCACTTAGAGCTATCCGATCACAGATAGAATTGTTGCAAATCTGGCGCCTATTGACATTATGGGGTTGCTGTCGTTCCAATCGCGTTGCCGTGTGGCAATAACGAGTAACGATAATGACCGAACCTAAAGTTGATATAGAACTGGCCAAACAAGTATTTGTGGCGATTGTTGGAAGCAACACCAACGTAAACAGCTCTCCGCCAGATTTTGACAGAGCCGCGGGGCTTGCACTGCAAGCAGCTAGGGCATTCTCGAAAATGAGCAACCCTCCGTCGAAATTTGATCCCGTGAAGGCTGTACGCGGGTAGCACTATTTAGCTGACCGCGCGTTGAGTGACGTCCTCAACGCGCTGCTGCTAGTTGTAGCAGCAGTCTTGCTGCTGGCTGCCTCTATTCTGTCTAGCCGGTCCACTACTTGGGCGAGCAGAGCATTGCTCTGCTGCACCGCCGCCGTAGTCGCGGCCTGCGCCTTGTTGTCCACCACCAGGTCGAACACAGCGCGCGCGAAGTTGTCCGGCAGCGCCTCGATGGTGTCGGCCAGCTCGCCCATGCCGACGCCACCCTTGTCCAGGTCGCCCACCTTCATGCCGTCGATCAGGCCCGTCACCTGGCCGTAGAGGCTGTTGTAGTCCTGACCGCTGGCATAGAGGTTCCGACCGAATCCCAGCGCCGCCTGTGCGGCCGCCTGCGCCGCGCTGCTGTCGCCGCCCGACACTGCCCGCTCCAGCTCCTGCATGGTCTGCTGTAGCTTCTCCTGGTCGGTCAGCGGCGACAGGTCGCTGACGGATAGCCCGTAGCTAATGGCTTTCTTGTCCTTGTCGATCTGCGCTTGCAGCTTGCCCATGTTGGTGGCGCGCAGTGCCTCGATCTTGGCCAGGTCCTCAGCGCGCGCACCGGACAGTCCCAGCGCCTTGGCGTAGTCGTTCGCTGACTTCACCTGTTGCCGGTAGGTGCGCTCGATGCTCAGTGCCTGCTGCTGGTAGGCGGTCAAGTCGCCCGTGAGCAGCTGCGTCGACACGTCGGCCATCAAGGTGGAGTAGTTGCCCAGCAGGCCCGACACCTTGCTGATCTGCGTGGCCAGGTCCGTACCGGCGACGCCGGCCAGGTCCTGGAAGTAGTCCACGGCCTTGTTCACCTTGTCGATTTCCAGGCCGTTGAGTGCCCGGCCCAGCTCGTCGGCATTTCCCACCGCCAGTTCGATGGATGCTCCCAGCGCCGCGAACACGTCCGCCGAGTCGAAGTAGCCATCCAGCTGCCCACCGAAGCCCGCCGCCTTGACCGCCTCGGTATAGAGGCGGTCCTGCATGCCGGCCAGATAAGCCTCCAGCTGCTGCTGTGCCTCCGCCGAATCCGCCGACAACGACAGTTTGCCCAGGCTCACCTTGACCCCGGCCAGCTGCTGGGACATGTCCATGCCCAATTGCTTGGCCAGGTCCGTGGCAGCGCCGCGAATCTGCCGAGCCGCCATGTCGAACGTGCGATCGATACCGGGGTCGAGTGCCCCGTATTGGGTCCACTTCTTGTCGGAGCGGAACCAGCCGCCTTTCTGCTTCACATCGGCGTAGCTCTGGCCGTCCAGTCCACCGAAGCCGTAATCGCCCGTGATGCCCTGACCGGTGATCTTGGGCGCACTTCGCCCGAACGCCTTGCCCAGCAGCGAGCTGCCGGAGAAGATCGCCGCCGTCTTTCGGTTCATGCCCAGCGCGCGCCCGATCACGTCCAGCGACATGCTGTCGAGCATGACCGGCGTCAACAGGCCACCGGAGGCGAAGTGGCCACGTTTCAGCAGGTCAAACTTGTCCTGGTTCTCCAGCCCGAAGCCTTCCTTGTAGGCGCTGCCGGCCATCTGCATACCCATTGCGATCAGCGCCGCATAGGGAGCAAACGCCGCGACGGCGCCGAGCGCACCGGTAGCCGCTCCTGCGGCACCGGCCCCGCTGGCAACGGCCGTGCCACCTCCCGTCAGTGCGGCCACGTTGTTGCCGAAGCCCATCATGGTGTTCGGGCCGAAGCCACCCGCCGCGGCTGCAGCGCCGGGGGTGAACCCGATAGCGCTCTGGCCCTTCGATAGCAGGCTGGCGATGTTGCCGGCGTTCTGGCCGCCTGCGGCAGTGCCGTTGCCGGCGAAGATCCCCAGGATGCTGTTGAGGCTCAACCCGTTGCCGCTGCCGAGCCCATTGATGCCGTCCATGATGCGGGTCTGAATCGGGAGCACCAGCTTTTGCTCCAGCAGCTGGCGCGCGATGTCGCGCAGCCCCTGCCTGGCCACGTCTTTCATGTCGTCCCACATACCCGACCAATCGCGCAGACCGCCCGCGACGAAGTTGGCCATAGCGTCGGCGGTGTCGCTGACCAGGTAAGTGCCCACGTCGGCCCACTGCTGGAGGCTGGCGGCGTATTTATCCGCATCGATGCTGGCCTGTGCCGCAGCGCGCGCCTGTGCCATGAGTGAGGCGCTGAGGTCGGCGGTGATGCCCGCGCCGGCCGCGTTCGCCTCGTTGATGGCCTCCTGCATGTCGCGCTGGTTCTGCATCTCACGGTGTGCGCGCTCCCGCGCTGGCCCGATGAGGCGCATCATGTCCAGCTCGCCGCTCATGGTGTCCAGCAGCGCCAGCGGCGCACGCTTGCGCTTGTCCAGCTCGGCGGTGGTCGCCGCAAGCTGAGCCGCTGATTCCTTCTCCAGCGTGTTGAAGGCAGCGCGCGTGATATTGCCAGCGGCCAGTTCCTTGTTCAGCTCGGCCAGGCGCTGCTTGTGCTTCTGCTCGGCCTCGGCCAGCGGGCCGGCCATCGTAGCGGCGGCCATGTCCGCCTCAGCCGTGTAGCGGCGCAGCAGCTCGGCCTGGCGGTCGTATTCCGCGTTCCCGGTCTTCGCTGCGCTGCCCTTGCCCCGCGCCTTGGGCGGTTCGTAGGCGTCCGGCGTGGCCGGCAGCAGCGCCCATTCGGGCATGCGCTCCGATCCTTCCAGCACGGTGACGCTGGGCCGCTTGGCGGTCTTGGGCTGCATCGCCTTCCAGCCGTTGTCGGCATAGGCAGTGCCTTGTGCGTACTCGTTCTTGAAGCCCTCCCAGCCGCCACCGCCGAACGCGTATTGACCGGTCGCCAGCTTGAACGCTGCATGGCCTTGCTTCTCCACGCCCACCAGGCCGCCCCGGATACGGTCGAAGAAGTCCACGACGGCGCCGCCGTCCCGCACCGCGTCGGTGACGCCCCGGATGGCACCGGAGAGAGCGTCGGCCGCTTCCTTGGCGAAGTTGCCGTTGACTGCCACCGCGTCGAGCTGGTCGGTGAAGTCCTGCAGGGCAGGCAGGATGCCCGACACCACCTGCACCTTCATGCCTTGCAGAGACAGCTCTGCCCGGTTCGTCACATCACGCATGCCCAGCATTGCCTGGGTCAGCCGCACGTCGATGATGCTGCCTGCGGCCTCCGCCGCGTTGCCCATGCGGTTGAACTCGGCGCTGTTGTTGCGCAGCAGCGGGATCAGCATCGCCGAATCACTGGCGATGGCCTCCATGTAGCTGGTCAGCTCCGACTGTGAGAGGTTCGCCTTCTCCAGGCTCTTGAAGTACAGGCCCAGGGCGTCGGGGCCAGACAGCTTGCGGAAGCTCTCGACGGTGAGGCCGCTGCCCTTGGCGATGTTGTCGAAGAAGTCTTTCATCTCCCCGCCGCCCGTTTGGGCGTAGTCGCCGATTTTCTCCTGCACGTCCTTGAAAATATCGGCCAGCTTCTCCTGGCTGATACCTACCGTGCGGGCACCTGCGGCCATGCGCTGGAACTCCTGCGACGTGGTGCCGGAGAGCTTGCCCAGCCGGTCGTACTCCACTGCCAACTGCCCAACCTGCTTGGTCCAGGTGAACACAGCCGTGCCAGCAGCAGCGGCAGCGGTGCCAAGCGCCGCGCCCGCCACGGTAGCGACGCGAGTCATGGAGGCGTGGATCTGCGTGGCTTTCTGGCTGGCCAGCCGCTCGGCCTTGGTCATGCCCGTTTCAAACGAACCCGTCTTCATCAGCAGGTCGACGGTGAGGGTATAGAGGCTCATGGGTATCCCGGCCTGAAATTTGAATTCTGTGGAAGCGCGAAGAAAAGGGGGCGCGCGTGTCGAGGGGGGAGGCCTTCCAAGTTTCGACCTCCCCCCTCCCGTTGCCTGGTCACGACGCTGAGGACGCGCATCGCGCTGGCGCCGCCCAGGCTGCCGGTGTTGTCAGGGGCACCGCCGGCTGGCCCCGCCCTTTACTCGGTGTCCGTCACGCCTTCGATGACGGTGAACGCCTTGGGGTAGGCCGATGCCACGTCCAGACGGGTGTGGCAGATGAAACCAACCTCGCCAGTCTCGGCATACAGCTCCTTCAGCAGCTGGATCGACACGGACTCGCGCATGTAGATGGTGAACATCTGGAAGCCGCCCACGTAGATGGCGGCCGCGTTGGTCGCGGTGCCCACCTCTTCGTTGGTCGGGATCTGGCTGGTGGTGAGGAACTTCCAGTTGCTCAGGGCCTCCGGCCGTCGCAGCGGCTGGCCGGTGGTGTCCACAAGCAGGCTCATGGTTTCGTCCTCGCGCGGCGACAGGATCGCCACGTCCGGCACCGGGGCGTTGGCCTCGGTGATGAGGCGACGGGCGCGGATGAACTGGCGCCAGTCGGTGATCGGCCCCCCGTTGGTGCCCATCGGCAGCTTGTTGATACCCGGGATGTTGCGCAGGCCGCGAATCTCCGGCTCGGTGCCGCTGCCCATCAGGGATGCGCGGTCGATCTCCTTGGCGAACGCTTGGGCAATGGCCGTGCGCAGTGCAGCGTCCAGGCCGCCCAGCGAATCGGCCAGCAGCTCGCGGGAAATCTTGAAGCGGAAAGCCAGACTGCGCGGGGTGACCTTGACCGCGCGGAACGCCGGCTCGCTCTCAGCCACCTGGCCGTGTTCCTGGCGCCAGGCTGGGGTGGGGATGGTGTCCACTGCCGCGATGCTGAAGGAGCTGGCCGAGGTATCCAGCACGGCCACGTTGGCGCCTGCGCTGAGAACGGACGAGGCGGGCACCAGGGCGTTGAGGATGCCCGGCATCAGCACGGTCGGCACGGTGTAGCCGCCTGCGGTGTTCGTGCCCTCGCTGAGCGCAGCGCGCACGCCGTCGCTGGTGCGCATGTTGGCAACGCCCCGGATGAAGTCCGACAGGCTCACCTGGTCATCGCCATTGTTGAAGCCGCCGCCGTCCGGGCGCATCGCATTCAGGCGCCGGGCGATGGTTGCCTGGTTCTGCAGGTCCGATGCGGTGAGCAGCGTGCCGATCTGGCGGCCTTCGGTGTCGCGCAGGCGCTCGCCCTCGCTCATGGTGCCCAGCGCGTTGGCTGTGGTCAGGTCCATCTGTTCCTGATGATCCATGCCCGCGCTGATCAAGCTGATCGCGTTGTTGATGTACTCCAACGCATCCATCACGCCGTCGGTGAGGTTTTCGTCCTTCTCCCTGGCGTGGGTCGTCAGCGCATTGGACGCACGGCGCAAGCTGTTGCGATAGGCCAGTGCTTCAGCGCGCGGCAACTGGTCCAGCGGCTTGTCGGTGGTCGGTTCTTCGATGGTGACGCCGAGTTTGCCGAGCTCCGCGCGTGCCGAGAATGCGGCTTTGCGGTTGGCGTGGCGGTCGCGCATCTGCTGGAAATCGTTGTGGTGAGGCATTGGGTGGTCCCTATGTGGGGTCCAGAAACGCACAAGCGCGCCCGGACCATGGTGAAGTGGTCTCAGAGCGCGCTTTGGCGTTGCCTCTGCCGCAGTGTCGGCCCAGTGTCAGGTTTGCCCGTGGGGCAGTCTGTCTTGGACGCGCTCAGTTTATCGCTGTTGTTGCTTGGCAATGCCTGTTTCGTTACGCGGGCTTCAGCGCGCGCCGAATTCGATGTGCCTTCTGTCTGCACGCATCGGTGCAGTAGCGCCGTGGTCGGCCGGTCACCTGGTCGCGGAGCGGTCCGCCACAGACCTCGCACCGAAATTCAAATTCTGCGGAAGCGCGAAGAAAAGGGGGCGCGCGTGTCGGGCTGGCAGGCGCTTCAACTTTCTGTCTCCCCCTACGGTCCATGTCGATCACCGTATGGCTGGTGGTGAACCTGGTGCATGGGGTGCAGCGGGCGCAGGTGGTGCACGACGTGCACGTGGTGCATCCCGTGCAGTACCTGCACCGCGTGCAGCAGTGGCGGGGTGTGCGCAAAACCACACACCCCCTGGTAGTAGTTATCTGTGCACTCACCCTGAGTACGGTTTTGCCCCGAAATCTGGCTTGACCGTACTCGCCTTGAGTACGCTTTCGTTAGGAACCCGTTACGTTTAGGCATGACCGTACTCGCCTTGAGTACGGGGTGTACTCACCTTGAGTACCGTGTTTTTTTGGCATTCGTTGGCGTATGGCCTCCAGCGCATGTAGGTCTTCTTGGCATCGGCGTCGCTGCCGTCGGTGCCAACATTCGTTAACAGGAACGAGCGCGCGCGCCCGGTGCCTGTCTTCTGATCGAAGCTCCCGGCCTTGGCCTCCTCGATCCAGCCGCGCTCCTCAAGTGCAGCAAACGCCGCTTGCACCTTCGCCTGGCCTACGTTGCCCAAGCGCCGGCGCGCCTCCCGGACACTGAGGAAGACCTCGTTGCCGGTGGATGGTCGATACAGCGCGCGTAGCTCGACCAGGAGCGCGCGTGCATCCGGGTTCAAGGTCCGATAGGCGGGACAGTCAAGCTCCCAGGCATAGAGCCGGACGTGCGGAGAGATGGGGACGTAGACACTGCTGCTACGTCCCGTGGCCCGTGCCCGCCGCCGTGCCTGCTTGCGGGCTTCGCGCTCTGTCATCTCAGGTGTGCCCCTGCCAGCAGCTGGCCGACAGAGCGGCTCCACTCGGCCCCAGCGCGCGCCGCGCGCGTCATGATCCACTCGCGCACGCGGGCCTCAGACGGGTTGCCCCTGTGCTGCAGGGCGCAGTCACCGCACAGCACGTAGGGGAGGGAGGCCCAGCCGAACTCCCGCTCCACACGATGGAACGTGCCGAACACCGGCAGCAGCGGCTTGCCGCAGCAGTCGCATGCGATGGGTTCAACTGCGGGACGGCGGCTCATACCCAATCCCTCATGCCGCTCCAGAACTGATTACGGTTCGTGCGCATGTATTCCATTTCGTCGGCGGCGGTATAGACCAGCAGGTGCACCGCGTCGTGCATCGCCTCAATCTCGTACTCGTCAAGGCCGTCATGCCGGATGCTCTGCGGATCGGCGGCTTGAAGAGATCGGCCGCGATGCTCGCGCATGAGCACGCGTTGCAGCCCCATTACGGCTTGAATGGTGCGATCCACCTTCTCCATGCGGTGGGCCACCGACTTTGGCAACGTCGATCGGTCCCATTCCTCCCTAAGCCAGTCGTACCTGGTATCGGCGGGCTCGCGAGTGTCGGGAATTTCTGAATACGCATCGGGGGATTGCCCGATGGCGTCGTGCGCGGAATGCGGTACAGTAGCGCTCATGGTCAGTTCGTTCCTTGGTCGGTTCGGACGTGGCTTTCACGGCTCACTCCGGCTGCAACCGGGTGGGCCGTTTTCATTTCAGGCGCGCGGAGCATCCGGCTTTCCCCCTTGAGATGCCTTCTCCATGGCCTGCTGGCACTCCACCAGCGCCGAGTGGCTGCACAGACGCCGCTTGCCGTCCTTGTATGTGCGGAGGTGCCCGCTGTTGATGAGCTGATATCCCCTGGTCCGCGACACCCCTATCTGCTCGAAAGCTTCTTCGATTGGGTAGGCGAGTTTGGGTTTCGTTGCATCCTGTGACATAGTTGGGCTCTAGATGAATGGGTTCAGTGGGTTTAATGCTCACAAACCCACTGAACGTAGTTAGACACACCGGGATAGCCAATGTCAACGACCAAGAACAAGGGTGGCCGGCCACCGCGTGCGCCCGGCGAAAAGCTGCAGCGGATCAACATGACGCTGAGGCCGAGCCTGTTATTCGGCCTAGAAGTCGTGGCCCGTGATCGGCGCACGTCCCTGAGCCAGGCCGCCGAGTACCTGATTGAGCAGCAGCTGCGCAGCTATCAGGTCGAAGGGGCTCCCGCGACAAAGCTGCTGGATGGCGTGGTCGACGTAATGCGAGATCACCTCTCCAACGGGAATCCGCTGGTGGAGAAGGAACCCGATGACGCAGAGGAAGTGGCTGCGCTGCTCCTGGCCAGCCCATCAGGCCGGGCCTTTTTCATGCCGGATACGCTGCAGACTCCGAGCGAGCGCTATTTCCTAAGGTTCTATGCGAGCCTCCTACGGATCGCGAACGAGGCTGCGGCGGATGGCGACGAGCTCGCATCCGCGATGCTCATGACTGTGATGAGCTCTCTTGCGCGACCGGATCTGCTTGAGCGACTCCATGCGGCTGCGAACGACGGAGAGCAAAAGGGCAGCCCGGTAGATGAGGCTGCGCGTTCCACCTATGCCCAATTGATGGCCGTTGTGGCGGGGCCGTAGGCAGCTACAGGAACTGCACCTGCGCCAGTTTGTCGCGCGCTGCACCCTGCACCAGGTGGCCGTAGTGCTTCTCGATCATCGCCAGCGACGTGCCGGCGAGCTTCGCTACGGTCAGCAGGTCCATGCCGCCTACGATGGCGTCGGTGATCCAGCAATGGCGCAGCGTGTAGAGCGTCACGCCGGCAGGCAGTCCAGCGCGCGCTGAGGCATCCCGAACAAGCTCGCTCCAGTCGCTTGGCGTCCATACCTTCTTCCCGTCCTGGGTGAACAGGTGCGCCTTGGGTAGCTTCCCCTTGGCCAGGCGGTCGAACAGCGCAGTGGCAGCGGGCGAGAGCGGTATCTTGCGGTCGTGGTCCTTGCTGCGGAACCTCACGCTGGCCGTGCGGCCGTCATAGTCCGAGCGCAGGCATAGCGACGGATCGCCCGGCCTGCAGCCCGTGAGTGCCACACATTCGATCAGGTCGCGGACTGGCCCCTCAGCGGCTTCCAACAGCGCGCGCCGCTGCTCACGCTCCAGGTACAGCCCCCGGCGCTGCCCGGCGTCTTTGAGCGGCTTCACCGCGTTCCACTCGAACGCGAGATCAGGGGATACCTTGCGGCGGGCCACGGCGTGGTTCAGTGCGGCCACCAGCGTCGTACGGATGCGGTTGATGCTGGAGCGTGCCAGGGGCTTCGCCACCGGTGGCCGGCCGCGCTTCACTGGCAGCGGCGGAAGGTCGCCTTTCTCCACGCGGTCGCGCCAGGCTTCGATGTGATCCTGATGGAGATCCTTGAGGCGCACCTTGCCCAGCTTGTCGCCATAGAGGCAGCGCTCAAACCGGCGCTTTGCGTCATCCGACGCGGTTTTGCGCCCATCCTTCTCCAGGGCGGTCACGTAGTCGCGGCAGGCATCGGCCACGGTGAGTTCGCTCTTGGGCGCCACCACGGCGAGCGGGGCGCCATGCTGGGACGCCTCCGACAGCGCGGCCAGAGCCGCAGCGCGCGCGCCGGCCAGCGTCATCACCGGGTGCTTGCCGAGCGTTCGGCGCTTCCCGCGCCCCCACGTCACGATGTAGGACTTGACGCCCGAGGGCTGCACGCGCAGCAGCAGGCCCTTCATGTCGCTGTCGCTGATCTCGTAGGGCTTCTCGCTGGGCTGGGCCAGCTCCACGGCGCGGATCGTCAGCTTGGTTCCCATGTCCCGTAAGTGCGTCGTAAGTGCAAATTGCAGTGTGCGGCCAAACTCAGCGGGACGCAACGACACTGGAAATCAAGGGTCTTTGGGCGAAAGCCTTGTGCGACAAGGGTCTATGCCATCCTTCACACGGCAAGGGTCACAGGTTCGATCCCTGTACCG